CGCATCTTTGCCCTATCAATGCCCACAATAAATCTTTTGTTGATTGTGGGGTCATTGTATCTATTCTTCAACTGCTTCACCATAATCTGCCCCAACTGTTCCAACTCTTCTGTACTAATAAGGGCAAACATAAGATCAGCAGTAGCAGGGAGACCAAAGGATTCAGAAGTATCAGTAAGTTCAACATCAGAGTTGCCATAACCACTGCGAGTGGTTTGGGTAGCAGAGACAATGGGAACACTGAATTCCACTGCCAATCCACGTAACTCTTCTGCAATTGCCTTAACATAAGAATAAGAGTTGACAGAGAAGTTTGACTTATACCTGCTGGACCCACAAATGTTAAGGTAATCAATGAAAATAATATCAGGTCTAAATGACTTCTTGAGAGCAAGTTCATTAAGCAGTGACTTAAAGTGACCTACATGTGCTGAAGCAGTTGGATACTCTTTAATAATCAGAGTCCCCTGTGTCTTCTTTGCAATATTATTTACCTTTGTATCAAACATTTGCTTAGGAAGATCCACAATGTCCTTGATGTTTACATTCAAAAGGTTCGCATCAATTCTTTCAGCAATCCTGTCCTCTGCCATTTCAAGTGTAATGTAGAGAACATTGCGTCCTTGCAAGAGGATGGAGCTAGCCATGTGGCACATGAATAAACTTTTCCCGACACCCGTACCAGCAAGAGCGATGTTGAGAGTCTTATTAGGGAGACCACCTTTTGTAATCTTGTTGAAGTACTCAAGGTCAAATGGGATTTTGTCTTCTTTTCTGTGATAAGATTCATATCTTTGTTCATAGTCATTAAGGTAATCGTGTCCAATATGGTTATCAAAACTTACAGCAAGTGCTTGCTGAAGGATAGATGGGATTGCATCTCTGGATTTTTTTTCATCCTGCCCATCAGCAATCTTGATGGATTCCATCAGTGCTAGATAAATCGCTCTATCTCTACACCACTTCTCAGTAGTATCAACAACCCAGTTTGTTTCTGCTGGAGTATTATCTAACTTTGTAATGTACTCACAAATTGTTTTGAATGTATCCTCACTAATATCAGTCCTCTTTTCTGTTTCAATCAGAAGAACTTCTTTAGTAGCAAGATTATCATAGGAAACAACAAACCTACAGATCTCTTCAAAGACAACTTTTTCATGGAAGTTTTCGAAGTATTCAGGTTTGATAAAAGGTAATACTTTTCTACAGTAATCATCATTAAATAACAGATTTTTTAAAATTGTGGATTCAATACTCTCCATCACACTCCATAACTAAATTCCACTTTTGCAACCTCATCTAATGCCTGAAGAATTTCTGGTGTGAAATATTTTTCTGGATTTTCCAAAATAGTTTTTCCAAATTGAGTCGCACCATCTCCAACTTCATAACGAGTTCCCACCTTTTTAAAGATTTCATACTTTTCTGCCAACTCTAAAAGACCATAATACTTGTCCAGTCCACGTTCATCATAGTAAAGGCGAACTTCAACATCTTTATTTTCTTTACTTAACCTTGATTTTTGAGTCTTACATTTAATGATATTTCCTACAACTTCTGTCCCATCTTTTTCCTTCTTCTTGGAAAGATAGATGATAGTAGATGCTGCATACTTAAGTCCAGATCCACCACTCATTTCTTTTGTGGGAATATAGGAACCAACAACATCATAAGTGTGATTGGTTACAATCATAGGAATGTTTGCCTGCCCCAACTTGAGAGTGAGCATTCTAAATGCACCTTTGACAAGTTGTGATTTTGTCATATCACGAACCTGCTTCTCATTCAAAGCATCATCAATCTCCTTCTCTGTAGAAAGCATACCCAGAGAATCCAAAACAAACATACAAGGTTTACGTTCACCCTCCTTTTTCTTAAGATACAAATCAACTGCCTTAAGTGCTTTACTTCTAAACTCTTCAATAGTAACTACATTGACCACAACAATTCTATTGATATCAAGTCCCCTGCTTTGTAGCATAGACTTAGTTACAGCAGCCTCAGTATCAAAGTAGAGACAATAACCATCGGGGTTATTATCAAGAAAATTCTTAACCACAGCGAGAGAGAAGAAAGTCTTTCCAGTAGAAGACTCTCCAGCAATAGCAGTAATCTTATTCCCAGATACACCACCAAATATGCTACCTGAAACCAGTGCATTAAAAATGTATGAACCTGTGTCAACATAAGTCTCGGTCTCATCAATATCTGCTGCTAATTGTGTATATTCTCCACCAATTTCCTTTACAATGTCTTTTAAAAAATCCATGATTCAATCAAATAAAAATGTGTAATTTATTCTTTTGTTATTATGCCCAGGTTTCATGTGAACAAAATCTGTTGTGTGAAAAGTTTTTCCTGGGAAAATAACTGCTCTATTAAACTTATAGGGTATTCTAACATACTTTGCCCCCTTTAGATACTCATTAATGACAAAATCATCCCCATTATATTGCTTCCAGGTCATACTAGATGAAGCCATTTTCTTGAATAAAATTAGACCATTTTTATTTCTATCTTCTACACAATAATTTGGAGTAACCCAAACATTGACATTAAAAGTTGATGGATCTGCATGAATATTTACTCCTCTACAGATAGTATTGTATAAAAAACTCCAAGATCTTTGGTACTTTTTATCTTTCAAAATATTTACTTTTTTTTGAACAAAGTCTACAACTTTTAATGACATTTTTACAGAATCATTATCATAATCAGCAGCTTTATATCCATCAGTATAATACTGATTTACATCTTTTTCACTTAAAGCTAGAGATCTAAGTTCTGATGTAATTTGTTTAGAGAAAAAATTATCAATAACGATATATCCTCTAACTTTTAATTGTACTCTTTGCCACAGATTAGAAATAATACTCATGATTAAGCAAACAATGATTCTAAAGTATTTGTTTTTTCCACATTCCAACCAATACAGTTCAGAATGCTTTTGAGAGGTTCAATAAAACTCTTATCAAATTGAAGTTCATAATCTACATATTTACCAAGTCCAAGTTCTTTTGGAAATTGTTGGATAAATGAAATTACGTTTTCATGAATAATGTTTGGAGTTTTAAGATAAACATATTTGATTTTTTCACCATTGTTAATTAATGGGTATTTAGAGTCTAAAGATTTATCCTTAATATAGTGATTATACAGCAAAGACCCTCTTGTGTGAATAGGAGTTCCCTTTTGATAAATTGTTGATACTGATCTATATTTTGTTAGTTCATTTACTGACCTTGGAAAAGAAATGTCTTCTGGAGGAAGTTTATAGAACTCTTTCTTAAATGTTTCTACAAATGAAATCAAATCATCCTCAGTTTTGTTCATAATGATGTTGAGTGCTTCTTTAATCTTTACTCTACAAGGAGCAGGAGTAGAAGATTTGACTGCCTCAATACCCATCATCTTTAGTTTTGGAGTTTCATATCTAACTCCTTCACTATCCCAAACATTCAAAATGTACCTTTTCTTAGCAGTCCAGATACCACGATCAGCAATGTTTTCACGCTTCATCTGCATCTTCTGCTCATAAGCATTCACATAGTCAGCCAGTTCTTGGTAGCAACTCTCAATATATTTTTCAAGTTCCACCTGACAGACCTTATCAAGGAACGACACAATGCCTTCAGTAGTTTTCTCTCTTCCCTTGTATACAGTTTCAACCAAAGGACCCATATTGAGATACACAGAATCAGTATCCACAGCAATAACATAATCTTCTCCATCAGTTTTAAGAATTCTATTCATATATTGATTGAGTTTATTTTCAATCCATCTAATTGAAACCTGACCAGAAAGAGTAACTGCCTCAGCATTTGCAAGTTTAAAATATCTAAAATACTCATTCCCAACAGCACCATAAGCAGAGTTCAAAGAAATCTTCTTTGCCATCTGAATGTTATTACATCTTGCAATTTCCTTCTCCAACTCTTTTGTTGGAGTTTTTTCATACTGTTGCTTTGCCTCAAGCATCTTTTTTTTATAGATGACACGATCCCTATACATCTGTTCCATCAGTTCAGGAAGAAATCCTCTGACATCCTTTCTATACATTGATCCATTAGCACAAACTGCATAGTCCTTATAATCAGAAAAGTCAATTGACTTATTCAAAATTCTTTCTACTGATGCAGTTGGATGCCTCTGTTCCACAAGAGTTTCTGGACTGATGTTATACATCATCAGAAGGTGGGGATACAGTGAGTTAAGGTCAAAGTTGACAACCCAATCATACTTACCAGGAATAGGTTCTTTCACGAATGCTCCTGCAAATTTAGAATCTTTTTTAGTTTCTTTTTTGAATGGAATAACAATATTCTTTTCCTTCAAGTAATTGTAGATGATAGAATCCCAAGTTCTCACTTGAAAGAACACATCATTATAATTTCCTTTTGAGTCATATGCCATAGTAATGCACAACTCAATGAGTTTCATCTTGTCTTCCAAACGGTCCACAAGTTCCACGTCCACAATGTTATATTCTACAAACTTTTGCCAATCCTTTGTATAAAATTCTTTGAAGGTATCATACTCAGAGTGGTCCAGTTTTTTCTGCCCCAATTCTACCTGTGCAATATGGTCCAGACGATATGACTCCTGATTAGTATAGGTAAATTTTCTATACAACTCAAGAT